ACACCATAAGCCATTCCTGCATTCATCAATGCTTCTTCGGCACTTCTACCCGCTGCAAGTGACCCGATTCCCGAACCAATGGCAGCACCAGCTGGTCCACCTAATGCAAAACCTATCGTACTACCAATTAATGGTGCAGCTTTCTTTAATGTTTTTGTTATGTCTCTAAAAATACCCATGTTTTATATCTTATCAGTTAATAGGTTATATTTCAATGCTACAGTACAGCACTAGTACTAATTCTTGTCTTCGTTAGTTCTTGTATACTAGCAACAACATGTAATCTGTTTGCGGTTGCAGCCGTAACCTTTATTATCTCTGCACTTTGCAATACTAAATCCCTTGTTAATAGCTCGATAGTTGTACTAGCTCCAACAGCTTTTACATGAAACAAACTAAAAACATCACTACCATTTGTAATAGTCACAGTTATTGTGTCGGCATTACCAGAATCTTCTGATACTAATATTGAACTGACAATAGACGCATTAAAGTCTGCGGCACTTGGAGCCGTGTAAAGTACAGTTGCATTGGTTGTTGTTAAATCCAACTTGGCGTTTGTTAAACCTTGTATGTATTGAGGAATACTAGTTATAAACATTATCGTCTACCATCCTCTCTAATATCAACACGAGGAGAACCTAACTTCCATTTACTTCCTAAAGCACTTGACGCTATTCTAAGAGCAAAGGATCTCCCTCTAACTCTTACATCTAACTTTTCTGTAAATGCTTCAACAGGAGATGTACTTGTTCTTGATGTTGTAGCTGTTTCTGTGTCACTAAAATTTGCACCAGGAAAGTTACGAGCTTTAATTGTAAAAGTAGCACTTGGAGAACTTAAAGCTGTGGATCCTTTAAATGTCAAATCTGGTATTATTCTTTTAATAAAACTAAATTTTTCTCCATCACCCATGTCCATAGGTGCTGTTTCAATAAAAGATGCCATAGCACTTCCATCATCATCAAATCCAGTTTCTTGGTTATAGATATATCCGCCACCACCCGCTAAAGGATTTCGTCTTAGTCCTCTGTCAAGCCATACATCACGAGCCAATGTTCCATAGTACCAAGTCTTGTCGTTATAATTAAATATAACATAGTTACTATTATCGGAAGAACTAGCACTTGGATAAAACCATATAACCTCACCAAACTCACTGTTGACACCAGCATATATTTTTTCAGCCTGTTCATTATTTATATCTAAAAAAACTTTATCCTTTACAGTACAAGGCAGTTGTTGAGTTTGACCACCAGCATAAATATAAAAGGTGTCTTGACCCATCCAGTAAACAACATCATCTACAGCGACAGCAGAGTTTGGACTCATTATAGTTATATTTTTAGATAATTCTTGCAGACCAAAAGTAAATGGAGGACCTATAAATTTCATAGCGTGAAGTGTCTTATCAGTAAAAATAAGAATGGCTTGTTTGGTCTCAACGGCTTGTATAAACTCTGATCCACCACCAAGTCTTAAATCACCAGCTGTATTTGTAGCTGTAGGTGTCCAATCTAATAAAGATTCTTGACTAGAAAAACGCACAAGCAATGGATCTTGGATCGTGGTTCCTAGAGTATTGGCTCCAAAAGCAATAACATGTCTGTCTTGGTCAGACACTAATATTTGTTTAGCAATGGTTGGCGTATTACTAGCACCTGTTTCTGTGGATATTTCAACGGCTCTTGTGGATAAATTGTCTGTCTTATCCCAATAATAAATCTCTCCATCTCTTGGATTAATAAGTAAATCTTCTCCAAAATTATCTTCAGACCAAATTCTTAATTCACCTGTTGTTGTCACACCTCCGGAAGATGCATCTCCCCAACCAGAAAAATCAGAAGAACCACTAGCATTACCACTAGCCAATCGAACAAGAGTATCATCATCGTGAGCCACGGCAGTTGTTCCACTATGTCCTCTTGTTACATTTAAGGTGTTATCGTCAGTGTCTCCTGCAACAAGCATAAGTTCTTCATCAACTAATATAACATCGCCAGCCGTTTCTATACCTGTTTCATCATCCACATCAACAGCAGTTTCACTATTATCCAAAGCCTCGTTTAATTGTGTTTGCAATGCTGTGGTTGTAATACCACTAAACAGTCCCGCACCCCAACCCGTACCACCAACAGTGCTGTTCAAACCAGTGTTTATTTGATAAACGCCATCAACACCCGATCCACCTGTTCCCGTATCAGAGCCATTAGCTGTTGCACTTGCAGTTATTGTATAGGTGTTAGCATTAGGAACAGTTGCTATTTGATGTTCTTTATTTAAAACTGCCGCAGTTATTAATCCACCTAAAGAAGCCGCACCAGATATGGTTACAAAGTCACCTTCCACTGCACCATGAGCCGAATCCGTTGCAGTTATTATTGCTGATCCATTAGTTGCAGCAAACGTAATACCATTAGTAGTCGTTGCTCTGACAGGAGTAATATCATTAAATGTACCCCCCTCTTCTATATAATATTTAAAAGTTGTGCCTAAACCTAAGAAGTTTGATCCATCAAGAGCCGACCAGTTATGTATACTACGAGCCGTGCCCTCATATTGGTTAGCATTAGCTTTTTCCCAGCCACCTATTTTCTCTGGAAAACCAAGACGAAATCTTATTTTATCTCCATCCACATAGCCACCTTCATTACTATATGAAGTAACATCGCTAACTATTCCAGGTTTAAAGGTTAATTTAGTTAAAGGCATTATAAAGCACTCGCTGAGAAAGTTCCAGTATACGCTGTTGAGCTTATACTACCAGTACCACTATTAACAGGGGATAAAGCAAAGGGTTGACTACTTCCATCATTACCAGAAACTGTTCCTGTTAAATTAAAAGATCCATCTGTTGATGTTCTTGTTATTGTATTAGTTGCTCCTGCAGCTACTGTAACACTATCATAAGGATTTGCACCTGTTAAGACAACAGGTATAGCTAAGTTATTTGTAAAAGCTATAGTTCTACTAGCTCCTTCTACAACATTATTTGGTATTCTCATAGCCGAAACGGAAGGTGTAGGTCCTGATACTGCTTGCTCCATTCTAGCACTATTTGCTCGACTAAATTTAACCGTGCCAAAGAAAGTTTGAAAGGTGCTACCACTTCCACTTGTAGACGTAGGAGCAGTGTGTGTGACACTAGTGCCACTAGTTGTTACGGTAATAGAAAGTCCAGATACACCCGATTGTATATTAGGCATACTAGCCCCTCCGAGAATAGCAAGTAATTCTGCTCCTGCGGCGTTAGCTGCTGCACTAGGTCTACCAGAATTACTTCCAGGATTAGCAACACTTGTAGTTATTAATTCTGTATTAGGTAAATAAACTGTATTGGAAGTAGTATAAGAACCCCCAAATCCTTGAGCAACACTTACGCCTCCTGCTAAAGATATATCAGCAGTTCTATCTACAGACGATACAACCACTGTAGAACTATCGGCATCACTTATTGTAGTTGTTCCAGTATTGCTTGCACTATTTACAGAGCTTGTAAAAGTTTTTAAGGTAGATTGTATGTTGCCACTACCTTTTATTTCAAGTGTAATGCTTGAATTATTAGTCAAAGGAGAACCAGAACTATTTGTTATTGTTTTTCCGTTAGTATCTAAAATTATTTTTTTATGAGCTGAATCATTTGCTAATGTTAAATTACCAGAAATATTTTCCGTTAACCTAAAAAATTGTATAGGCAACTGACTTTTTGCAGATCCCATTACATCATTAATAGTTCCTGCTGAAGTTATTTCTGCATATCCGATATTTGGAAGTAAAGGTATCATGCCTACCCTATGATTTTATTGTTTCAATAAATGAAAAAGCCGTTCCATTATAAAACCCAACAGCTATATCCGCATCCGCTCCCAACGATACTCCTTGAGAATTGCTCGCCCACGATAACGTCATATTATTATTAGTTGAAGTCTTATCAAGAACAATAAATTGTCCTATTGCTAAATTACCAACGGCAACTGTTACTGTGACATTTGCACTAGTTGTATCTACCCTTTGATAGATAGATTGTGCAGATCCAGGAGTTAATGTTGACGTTGATGAAATTGCAGATGGTGTAGCATATGCATTTGCATTAAAGTATGTTGCAAAAGTTGCGGCAGTGGTCTGTCTCATTGTGCCACCGTCATTAGTCACAATACCATCACCTGCTGCAACGGCAGTTGTTCCAACAGTTGAACCACCATCCATTAAGTTTATTTCATCAGTGGTAACAGTTGCACCATCTAATATTTCTAATTCGGTTTCGCTAATACCTGCACTACCTATAGTTATTGTACCCGTTACTTCGACACCTGCACTTGTTGTTGCTATTCTTGCAGTGTTGTCATGAAAAAGAGTTACTGCACCATTATCCACAAAAGTTGCCATTGTCTCGCCTTCATCGGCTCCACCCTTTATGTCAACCTGACTACCAGAAAGTTGTAAGTTTCCAGTGCCACTATCTCTAATTATACTATTACTACCATCGTGAAAAATTTTTAAATCTTGAGCTGCACCAAACTGTAATGTATCGTCACTTCCTGCTGTAGCAGCATCTCCAAAGTTTATGTTTTTACCATTAGTATCTAAATTACCGCCTAATTGTGGAGTTGTGTCACCAAGAACATCTGTAGATATAGTAGCAACATTTGCATTTGTACCCGCTCCATCGGCAAAGAGGATACCACCAGCACCATTTGCTAGTGCAACCGTGGTTCCCGAACCGCCACCTTGTAATACTGTGGCAGTTTGTCCTGAATTATTTTTAATAAAATAATATTTTTGTTGATCGTTAGGATCTATAGTTAGATTAAAAGCACCTGAAGGAGTTCCACCTAATACTACAACTTTGTGATGACCCGTAGAAGCAGTACCATCACTTGATGTTAATGTTGTATTACCGGTAATAGTTAAAGTAATAACACCATTCAAAGCATCATCAATGATGTCAAAGTTTGTGTTGGTTGTAGTTCCCCAGGTTCCAGCTTGTTCACCAGAAGCTATCTTTTCTATTCCCGTATTTGCTGTATATGTACTTGCCATGTTTTACATCCTATATTATTCGAGTGCTTATATCAACCCAACTCTCATCCCCAGAAGGAGATATTGTTGTCCATGTCTCTGTTCCCACAGGAGAAACATCTGTCCATGTTTCTGGGTTCACGATTGCTACATCTCTCCAATGCTCTCTTACATTAATGTTCAAATCATTAAAACCTTGAGTTGCAAATGGAACATTACAGAATAACATTAATCAGAATCCTCATATCTAGTTTCATTTATGCTAAGTCTCCATTCCAAGCATATGATGCCAATTCAACATCCTGCGAGTTAGCACTCCCTAGAAAGCCTGTGTCAAATCTGTGTGACGATGCTGTTTTAAGTGTTGCAGAGTCTGTTCCATGAGATTTAAAACCATAAGCATAACTGTCAGAAGCATCTAATGTTGATGTACCTGACCAACTAAATTGATAAAAAGCATTAGCAGCATCATTCGCCCATGTTAATATAACATCACCAGTTGCTTGGTCTGTAACTGAAGTTAAGTTAAATGAGTCCCTAACTGTAGTGCTTCCACCAGTGTAATCTACCCATGCTTTAGTTAACCCTTGTGTAATATTAGTTGTAACTGCACCACCTTCTGACTTAGCTACTGCTGTGGTAAGTAGTGTCACAACTCCTGCATCAGCGACTGCTATGGCATCATCACCATCTGTAAACTCTATAAGTGCAGTCTTTACAGCTGCTATCTTTCCTAGTGCTAAATCTGCTGCTTTGGTCATCTCTACTCCTTAACTTGGCTTT